GATGGCGAAGAAGCAGAAGAATCATTTGCTCCTGAATTAGAAGCAACTGAAGAGCCTGCTGAAGCAACTGAAGAAACTGTTGAGTCAAAAGACGAAGCAGAAGAGGTTGAAGAGTCAACAGAAAAAAAAGATGCTGATACATTGATCAGAGAATACTCTGAGCAAGTTAAAGCTGACTTAGCCGACCACGCAGACAACAAAAAATCACCAAATGCATCAAGCAAAAAGATTCCATCTGAAGCAAAATCTGTAAAGATGGATCAAGGTGGTGAAGAAACAGGCGGCGTTGGTAAAGCATTTACAGGTGACACAGCAAAAGATATGGGTGTGAAGGCGAAAAACGAGCCAGGCATCAAATCTGCTAAACTTGAAAATGCTCCAAAGGCAGACGAAGGCGATCACGCAGACAATAAAACTACACCGGTAGCGAAAAAATAAGGATAGATGACTATGCGTTTACTAAGAGAAAACTTAACTTTTGATCAAGCAAAAGTTATTGTTGAAAACACAGAAGACGGCAAAGATCTTTTTATGAAAGGTATTTGTATACAAGGCGGTGTAAAAAACGCCAACGAACGTGTCTATCCAGTAAACGAAATCGCTAACGCAGTGAAAAAAATATCCGACCAAATCTCCGGGGGCACATCAGTCCTCGGAGAGGTTGATCACCCAGAAGACTTAAAGATCAACTTGGACAGAGTTAGCCACATGGTTGAATCGATGTGGATGGATGGACCAAACGGATATGGAAAATTAAAAGTATTACCTACCCCAATGGGTAAGCTTGTAGAAACAATGCTACAATCAGGCGTAAAACTAGGCGTATCAAGCAGAGGCTCAGGAAACGTGGACGAAGGAAGTGGTAACGTGTCAGACTTTGACATTATTACCGTTGATGTTGTTGCACAACCGTCGGCTCCTAATGCTTATCCAACTCCAATATATGAAGGTTTGTTTAATATGACAGGCGGTTCGCAAATATTTGAAGTTGCAAAAGCAGTGAAAGACGACAACAAGGCACAAAAATACTTAAAGGATGGAGTAATCCGTTTAATTAAGGATCTAAGGATAAAATAAGGAGACAAAATCATGTTAGACGTAATAAAACAACTCCTTGACAAAGACCTGGTAACAGAAGAGACACGTACTCAAATCGAAGAGCAATGGGAATCTAAATTATCAGAAGTCAAAGAAGAAGCAAAGACTGAGGTTAGGGAAGAGTTTGCAAAGCGTTATGAACACGATAAGGCTCAAATGGTTGAAGCTATGGACCGTATGATGTCAGAAAATCTTCAAAAAGAAATCACTGAATTCGTTGAAGATAGAAAACAACTTGCGGCAGAAAGAGTTGCATACAAAACAGCGGTAGCGCCTCATAAAGAGATGCTAACAAAGTTTGTAAAAGACTCTTTGGTTTCAGAAATGAAAGAGTTACACACAGAACGTAGATCAATGGCAGACCAACTTGCTACTCTTGAAGCATTTGTGACAAAAGCACTTGCAAAAGAGATCAACGAGTTCAATGCTGATAAACAGGCTGTCGTGGAAACTCGTGTTAAACTTGTGAAGGAAGCAAAAGAAAAATTTGCTGAAATCAGAAGTGCATTCATTAAGAAGGCATCTAAAATTGTTGAATCAACAGTTGCTGAAAACATCTCAAAAGAAATGACACAGTTCAAACGAGATATCAAAGCGGCTAGAGAAAACAACTTTGGTAGAAAAATATTCGAAGCGTATGCTTCAGAATATATGACTTCTTACCTAAACGAGACTTCAGAAGTTCGTAAGATGCAGAAGCAACTCGACGAGGCCCACAAGAAAATCACTGAGACAGAAACAATTTTAGAATCAACGAAGGTTGAAAAATCAAGAGTTGAAGACAAAGCTAAAAGAGAATCTGCACTCAATGAATTACTTGCACCTCTATCAGGAGACAAGAAAGAAGTAATGAACAACTTATTAGAGTCTGTACAGACAGATAAGTTAAAAGATTCTTTCAACAAATATCTACCTCACGTAATGAAGGAAGGCAAACGTTCTTCAATTATTACTGAGTCAAAAAAATCAGAAACAACAGGCGACAGACAGGCAAAAATACAGGCAGAAGATAACAACGAGGATGTGTCAAACATCCGCAAACTAGCAGGTATTAATTAAGGAGAAAATGAAAATGACATCCGCTATATTAGAAAGCAAATGGCAAGAAACTAAGTCAGCACTTATGGAAGGTGTTGCTGGTACTAAGGCCAAATCATTGGATGTGGTCCTTGAAAACACACGCAAATACCTGTCAGAGACAGCAACAGCTGGCGCAACTAGTGCCGGTAACGTAGCAACTCTGAACAGAGTGATTTTGCCTGTGATTAGAAGGGTCATGCCTACTGTGATCGCAAACGAGATCGTTGGTGTACAACCAATGACTGGTCCAGTTGGTCAAATCCACACATTAAGAGTAAGATATGCTGATACATCATCTGGAACTACTACAACAACACCAGGTGAAGAAGCATTATCACCATTCAAGATCGCAGAAGCATATTCTGGAGATAACAGTTCAACTAAGGCAGCTTCAACAGCGGCATTAGAAGGTTCTGCAGGTAAGAGATTGAATGTACAGATCTTAAAACAAGTAGTTGAAGCTAAATCAAGAAAACTATCAGCAAGATGGACTTTTGAGGCAGCTCAAGACGCTCAAGCACAACAAGGCATCGACATCGAAGCAGAAATCATGGCGGCATTAGCACAAGAGATTACTGCAGAGATCGACCAAGAAGTGTTAGGGTCATTAAGATCATTAGCAGGAAGTGCCGCGGCGACTTTTGACCAGTCTGCTGTATCAGGTACTGCTACATTCGTAGGTGACGAGCACGCCGCTCTTGCAATCTTAATCAATCAACAAGCAAACTTGATCGCACAAAGAACAAGAAGAGGTGCGGCTAACTGGGCAGTTGTTTCATCAGAAGCATTAACTATCCTACAGTCAGCAACAACTTCAGCGTTCGCAAGATCAACTGAGGGTGTATTTGAAGCACCAACAAACTCTAAGTTTGTAGGAACTTTAAACAACTCAATGAGAGTGTATGTTGATGGTTACGCACCGACAGGTACAGATGTATTATTAGGCTACAAAGGTTCATCAGAAGCAGATGCGGCCGCGTTCTATTGCCCATACATTCCGTTAATGTCATCAGGTGTTGTGTTAGATCCGACATCATTTGAACCAGTAGTAAGCTTCTTAACAAGATATGGTTATGTAGAGTTAAACAACACTGCATCATCACTTGGTAATGCGGCTGATTACTTGGCGAAAATTTCGATATCTAACGTATCATTTAGCTAATAG